GATCTCGTAAATCTGGTCAACAACCAATACTGGTGCAGATTGGAGCAATTGGAGATACGCGGATCAGGCATTGTGTTTGATACGCGACGTTTGATCCAGTGGGTGTTCAAAAGTGGCAGTGGCTATTGGGCAAATGGCGTCAAGATTACGAGCACAGCGGTCGGTGGTCGAGATACGCTTGAGTACAATTTAGCGCCGCCTCCACAAGATCGACTCTTTTCAAGTCACGATGGAAATCCATTAAAATCATACTTCTCAGACTGTACAGCAGAATATGGAACTTCGCCTTACCGGGGTGCTACATCTGTAATCCATTGTCACAACCGTAAACTTGTAGGCGACGTGTACAGTCACGCAGATTTCGTGGCCTGGAACCAGGATCAGGGACTTTCCGCAGCCCCTTATCGTGACGCTACAGCCCCGTTTATCAATGTCGCCGCGTATCCTGCTGGCGGAAATATCGAGAAAACAGGTCAGAACGGTTCAGGAACTTTAATCTTCCGGGATGGCGCAGGATCATTGACCATAACGTTGGCATCAACGCCCGAAGCTGTAGCAGCGGACGGAACGGGAAACACCGTTTTGACGACGGCGCAACTGGTGGCGAAGGTCAATGCGCGCGCTGGCTGGTCGCTTAACATTACGGGTTGTCTAACAACTCGGGCAGCCAGGTTTATACTGGGTTCCGGCATCCCCGGTGGAACAGTTAATAGCTGGCCCCCGTATTTCCTGACCGGAGCCTACACGTTTAACTCCCTGATTGACGTCCATGGTGACTATTACCAGACGTTCGGCACTTTGCACGAGAACGTACTCATTCACTACAACCAAGTGAAAACGGGGGACGGTGACACCGCTCTAAGCGCTTACATGTTCATGGATAGTGTGTTGGGGCATCAAGACTTCTTCGTCCGAGGTAACGTATTCCCGACAGGCTCGCCCGGAAACAGCTCGATGGGAGGTATTGGAAGCTCTCATGTCGTGTTTGAAGATAACACGCTGGGGGTGTTTGGTGTCTACGATATAGGGACTAATCTCTATTGTAGTTGCTCGAATAACTACATAGATAATTTTATTAGATACTCAGCGACATGGCCTAGCAGTTTTGACATCATCAACAACGCCTACAGGTCGGCAGCGTCCACGCCGAACGGGGCTTTGTGCGTTGGAAACTTCTTGACCGGCTTGTCTTACGCAGCGGCGTTCCAAAACCAGACTACGGACGACTACCGCCCGACAGCCGCGCTCTATGCTACGCTGAAGGCCAAGCGGTCGGACTACGACATTCTGTCAACCGCGCGCTCGGCCACGGATGCCGTGGGGGCCTACTCAAAGAATGCGGCGGCGCGGACTTTCTGGACGTTCTGATCTCGCCACATATCCACGCCCCCTGATCCCCCCTGATCCTGATCTCATGAGCTTCAAGGTCAAAAGCCCAAAACCCGCGCCGGCGCCCGAAATGCCGGTCCAGCCTGTGGCGCCGGTCAGTCAGCCGACAGATGCGCGGGCCAGACGCCTGCGAACCGGCGGGCGACAGAGCACGTTCCTGGGCGGGGCGGCGTCTTCGGCGCTGGCGGCGCCGCGTGGGAGCCTGACCGGGGCGGCCGGCGCGACGGGGATCTGAGAGCATGGCGGTCAAGGTCGAGAAGGCCGACTTTAAGAGCCTGGACCGGCATTTCGATGATCTGCGCCAGACGCGGATCTCGACGGGGCGCGATGCCGAGTTTCAACTGATCGCGGACGTGTTCCTGCCGCGCAAGGACTTCATGCTGCCCCAGAAGCCCACCGAGCTTAGGCGCCGGCGGCTGACCAGCTCGGTGCCGGCGGTGCAACTGCGGCGTGGGGCGGGCCTAGGCATGGCCTATGCGATCTCCAACACCCGCCCGTTCATCAAGCCCAATGTGGCGCGCGGCCTGGTGGCGGCGGGGCGGCGCACGGAGCTGGAGAGCGAGGCGATCACCTATCTGTCCGACACCGAATGGTCGGTGTTTGACGCCATGATGCTGCCCCAGTCGGGGTTCGTGTCCAGTTCGGCACGGATGTGGCTCGAGCTCTATGCGTTCGGCACGGCGATCCAGTGGGTGGGCCGCAAGCGCGGCTTCGGGGCCAGCTATCAGACGCGCCCGCTGCGCGCCTGCTGGATCGAGGAAGGCGAGGACCAGAAGGTCGAGACGAACTTTTTTCAGTTCACCCTGCCGCTGTGGAAGGCGGTCATGCGCTGGCCCGATCATGGCGTCGACAAGTGGACGAGGGCCATGGCTGACGACAATCCGGCCAAGGCGCGCGACCATGTGACGATCGTGCATGCGGTCTATCCGCGCCGGGGCGGAGAGGCGGGCGCGTTCGCCGAAGCCAAGCCCTGGGCGGAGGTCTATTTCTGCCGCGACGAGAAGGTGATCCTGGCGGAACGCGGCTATGACAGCTTCCCCTACGCCGTGCCAAGACTGGACGTGGAAGATGGCTCCGCCTACGGGACGGGCCTGGCCTGGTGGGTGCTGCCCGAGGCGCTGGTGCTGCATTCGCTGCAGCAGGGCGTGGAAACGGCCGTCGAGCTGAAGAACAATCCGCCGCTGATGGTGCCCAAGCGCATGTTCGGCAAGGCGCTGGACCGGCGCGCCGGGTCGGTGAACCAGTATGATGCGGCGGGGCTGGGCTTCCAGAACGCCAGCCAGGCGATCCAGAAGCTGGACATTGCCGGCAACGTCGAGGTGGCTGCCGCCTACATGGAGCGGCTGGAAGGCAATATCGAGCGGGCGTTCTTCACCGACTGGATGACGCTGCGCGATGCGTCGAACGTGACGGCCGAGGAGATCCGCGACCGCCGGGATCTGCGCATCCGGGCCATGTCGAGCTTCGTGCCGGGGATCGACCGCGACTGGATGGGGCCGGTGGCCGACCGGACGCTGGAAGTGATCGCCGAGGAAGGCATGCTGAAGCGCCCGCCGCCGCAACTGGGCGGGGTGGACGTGGACTGGGACTATAACGGCCCGCTGGCCATCGCCCAGCAGGCGGGGCAGGTGGAAAGCATCCAGCGCGCGCACCAGATGGCGATGGTGGCCCGCGATATCGACCCGTCCAGCGTCTATGTGTACGCGATCGAGGAAGGCCTGCGCGCCGCCGGTGAGGCGCTGGCGCTGCCGCCGGAGACGATGCGCAGCCGCACCCAGGTGGCGGAGATGCGCGCCCGCGACGAGCAGGCCCGCGCCATGGCGGAAAACGCCGAAATGATGAAGCAGGCCGGGCAGGCGTTGCAGGCGTCCGGGCAGGGCGCGGCGAACCTGGCCACGGCGGACCAGATCCAGCAGGGCGGAAGGATGGCGGCGTGATGGATATCGGGACGCAGGGATTTTGCGACACGTGCCCGTATTGGGCGGCTGCGCTGGGGCAGGGCGGCGAGGTTTCCTCGCGCGGTCAGTGCCGCCGGCTGCCCCCTTATGCCGGCATAGGGTTTTCGAGTGTCTGGCCGCTGGTGAATTCGCACGACTGGTGCGGGGAGCATCCGGCGCGGGCGGTTACCATTAGCGGCGAGTTGGTGGCTGAGGCTGCCAATGAGACGCCTTATGTTGCAATTGGCGGCCCTGAGCTTCCGGCTGACCCCCTCCACCCCGCTACGCGCGGTCCCCCTCCCCCAACGGGGGGAGGATCTGAGGTTCAGCGGCGGAAGCGTGCGGCATGAGCGCCAGCGAGTTTGACGCCCATGCGCTGATTGCGCGGATCAGGGCGGGGGATGAGGCGGCTTTGACGGCGGCCTATCTGCAGACGTTTGGCAACGAGCTGGGGCGGCTGGTGCTGGCGCATGTCGCCGGGCTGGCGGGCGTCGGCATGAAGTACGGCGGGGCGCCGGACCTGTGGTCGCTGGGCTACCACATGGGCGGCCACGACCTGGCGCTGGACATGATCAATCGCGCGGGTTTCGACCAGGCCAGCGCGATCTCGATGGTGATGACTGGTCGATTGGAAGGACCTGAACATGAGCGAAGCGCCCAACCCGGTGGAGACGCCGAACCCGACCCCGAACTCGGGGACTGAAGCCGCACCCAACCCCGCGCCCGCGCCGGCCGGCGCATCGGGCGACGACGCCCCCTGGCACGCGAGCCTGCCGGACGATCTGAAAAGCCAGCCGGGGGTGCTGCGGCACGCGACCATGGCCGACGCCATTCAGGCCGGGATCGCGGCGGAGAAGCGGCTGGGGGTGCCGGCGGATCAGTTGGTGCGGTTGCCGACCAAACCGGACGACAAGGAGGCCTACGGGGCGATCTATAAAGCGCTCGGCGCGCCCGACGCGGCGGACGGTTACAAGCTGGACCTGACCGGCGCCAGCGACGATGACGTGGCCACGGTGACGGAATTCACCAAGGCGATGCACGAGGCGGGTCCGTTCCCGCCGGCCTTCCTGCAGGCGGCGGCGAACTGGTATCGCGCCGAGACGGCCAAGGCGGCCGAAGCGCAGGCGGCGGAAGATGCGGCGCTGACCAAGGCGGCTGAAACCGAACTGCGCACCGAATGGGGCGCGGCCTATGACACCACGCTGAAGGAGATCGGGAAGCTGATCACCGACCTGGGCGGCGAGAGGCTGGCGCAGGAGCTGGATCTGGACAGCAAGGTGGGCTCCTCGCCCGAACTGGCGCGGTTCCTCAAGAAGGTGCTGGACAAGCAGGCCGAGGGCGGCCCGACGGCGGATGGCCAGCGGGCGGATGTGGGGGGCGGGGCGATGACGCCGAGCCAGGCCTACGCCGCGCGCGCGGCCCTGGAAGGCGACCCGGTGAAGGGCGCGGCCCTGATGAACAAATCCCATCCGCAGCACGCCGCTGTGGTGGAGGAACGCAACCGCTATCTGGCCTTTGAAAACCCGAACGTGGCGGCCGCCGCGCGCGCTTGACGCGCGCCCCCTCCACCACTTCGTGGTTTCCCTCCCCCGTCGTCTTCGCGACAGGGGAGGACCGGACTTGACACCGCCCGCAAATCAGTTGCGCCTTCCGTGCATCGCCTGAACCGGGAACCCGTCCTGAACGGTCCGGACAGAGGGCGACGCCGGGGGGCGTAAAATCCAGGCTTGCGTCCGGACTTTGAAGCCGGGGGTCGCTGCCGATCAATCCCAATTTTGATCGAGAGCGCGTGCGCGTGACCCGCGACCGCTCGCAGCGAGGATTTCATGTCCAACGAAGCGACCCAGTATGTTCCCGGTTTCATGGCCAATCTGCGCCTGTCGCCGCAACAGATGGAAAAGCGGTTCATCGGCGCGGTTGACGCCGACCTGAGCCACACCGCCCCCGGAACCCTGTTCAACGCCGACGACATCGGCGTGGCCAACGGCAACGAGGTGACGGTTACTGGCCGTGCGCCGCCGACCCCGGAAGGCTTCGCCGACCACAAGCGCCGCGTCGGCTTTTTCGAGGCCAAGGCGAACCAGCGCTGGATCGAGAGCCTGGAAAAGGTCCGCATGCTGGTGGACCCGACCAATCCGATCATGGAAAGCATGATGGCCGAAAAGAACCGGGGGTCCGACGACCGGATCATCCAGGGTCTGTTCGAGAACAGCCGCAATGGTCAGAACGGTGAAACCTCGACGGCTTTCCCGGCCGCCCAGATCATCGCCGTGGACAACCGCGACTTCATCCATGACGCCGAAGTGCTGCCGGGCTCCGGCAACCTGCCGCTGACCGTGGGCAAGCTGATCAAGGCCAAGATCATGCTGGATCAGTCGGAACTGGAGGGCGAGCGCTACTTCGCCTGCAGCTCCATCCAGCTCGGCAACCTGCTGTCGTCCACCCCTGTGACCAGCGCCGACTACAACACCATCGGCGCCCTGGCTGCAGGCAAGACCGATGACTTCATGGGCTTCAAGTTCATCCGCAGCGAGCGGCTGACCGTGGCCAGCAACATCCGCCGGTGCGCGGCGTGGGTGAAGCCGGCGATCCAGTACAAGGAGCGCCCGATCACCAATGCCCAGCTCACCCAGCGGGCGGATCGCTCCTATCGCTGGCAGGCCTACTACGAGGTCGATCGCGGCTGCCTGCGTCGCTACGATGAAGGTGTCGTGCAGGTGCTCTGCACCGAGGTGGTCTTCTAAGGCCAGCCAACCGGAACCGGGTCGCTCCTGAGGGGGCGACCCACCCTCTTGTCGGGCCGACAGGCCCCCCGCCGCCGCAAGCGCCGGGAACTCCGAAAGACCCAAGACGATGCCTGATTTCAACGGCGACCTGGTTGGAACCCCGCTGGCGGCCGCTGCCGGCGCCAACCCCTACAACGTCCCGAACGCCCTGAAGGGCGGCACGGACGTGGTGCTGATGCGCGACACGATCGAACTCATCACCGCCTTCGCGCAGAACGATCGCGTCAAGCTGGGGGACTTCCCCTCGGATGTGATCATTAACCCGGTGCAGAGCACGATCTGGTTCGACAACCTGGGGGCTTCGACCACCATGGACGTCGGCTCGACCGCCTCGGAAGCGGCCCTGGTGGCGGCGCAGGCGACCTCGGCGGCGGGTTCGTGCCTGTTCTACAAGAACGTCGACGTGGCCAACTACTGGAAGCCGCTGTGGCAGGTGCTGGGCCTCGCCGCCGACCCCGGCGGCACGATTGCGATCTTCGCCAAGCTCGAAGCCGCCGACCCCGGTGTGGGCACGATGACCTGGCAGATTGTCGGTCAGCGGCGTCTGGCCTGATAGGCTTCAGCCGCCCCGCCCCGCGCTGCGCAACATCGCGTGTCGGGCGGCTGGATCTCCGGCGGGTTTTCGATAGCAAGCCGGAAGCGCGGCGCGGGGGTGTGACCCATGGTCCTTCCAACCCCCGCGCCGTTTGCGTGAGAGAGACATTGCAGGTGGAGAGCTGGGTCCCGGTTCGGCTTACGCGCTTCGCGCTCCATTGACCGGGATGACAGGTTTTTACGGATGACGCTGACCGCCAAGAACGAAGTGATCAACACCGCGATGGCGCACCTGGGCGAGCCCGGGTTTTCGGCGATTGACACCGATCCGCCCGGGGCGGCGCTGGCCAAGGTGCTGGGGCAACTGGACGGGCGGGCGGGCGTCGAGCAATTCGCCCTGTCGCGGCATCCCTGGCTGTGCGCGCTCAGCTACGCCACCCTGGCGCCGGCGGCGTCGCCGCCGACCAACTGGAAGTGGAAAAACCTGTTCATCCTGCCCGACACTTTTGTGAAGATGTGGGTGGTGGACGGCGATGACGTGCCGTTCGAGGTGGGCACGGAGGTGATCTCCAGCGCGGTCAAGAAGGTGGTGCGCTGCGACGAGGCCGCGCTGAAGATCGCCTTCAGCGAGCGCAAGGCCTGGGAGGCCTATTCGCCGGACCTCTGCAACTACATGGCCCTGCTGCTGGCGGCGCGGACGGCCGGGCCGCTGAAGAACGACTATGACGGCGCGGCGCGGCTGATGAAACGGGCGGACGAGGCCCTGCAGATGGCCATGGGCGGGGAGGCCGGGCAGTATCTGGAGCCGGAGGTCATGTTTTCGAGCGGGTTTGCGGCGCTCAGGGCGCAGGCGGCGTAGGGGTTTATCCACGGCCTGCCCGGCGGGCCGATCCTGATCTCGCCGCCCTTGGTGGCGTTTCCTCCCTGACTGGCCCCGGTTCGCGCCGGGGCCTTTTTTGTGGGCTGTGCGGCGGCGGCCCCCTCCACCACTTCGTGGTCCCCCTCCCCCGGAAGGGGAGGAACGCCCGCTTATCCACGTGCCGACCGGCACATGGAGTATCGGGCTATGCAAGTCTCGGGCTACAACAACAGCTTCGTGTCGGGGGAGATCTCCGAGGAGGCGTGGGAGCGGTCGGACCTGGAGCAGGTGGCGACCGGCTGCGAGGAGGCCTCGAACATGATCGGGGCGATCACCGGACCGAATGTGAGCCGGGGCGGGTTCTACCGGCGCGGGGCGCCGAAGTTTCAGGCCAGCCAGCAGGCGTTGTTCTCGTGGAACCGACCGGACGGCGAGGGGCTGGTGCTGGAGTTCGGCGAGCTTTACGCCCGCGTCTGGACCGCGCGCGGGGCGGTGATCGAGACGACGCCGGGATCGGGCGTGCCTTACGAGTTTGCCCACGGCTATTCGGCGTCGGACCTGGCGGGCCTTCGGATCAAGCAGGTGGGCGATATCGGGTTCATCACCAGCCGGTACGGCCTGCTGGCCACCCAGATCCAGCGCCGCGCCGACAACGACTGGACGGCGGCGGTGCAGGCCCTGAAGAACGGCCCCTGGCTGGCGGAGAATGACGACGAGACAAAGACGCTGACGTTCTCGACCCTGGGCGGCGGGAGCTGGCAGATCGACTGTACGGGCGCGAGCTGGACGCACTGGAGCGTGGCGCACGTGGGCGCGCAGATCCTGGCGCGTCCGCCGGGCGGCGGGCCGGGTCTGAAGACCTGGGCGCCCAACACGGCCTATGCGGCCGGCGAGAACATCATCAGCGTGGGCCGGATCTATGTCACCACGGCCGGCGGGACGACGGGCAACACGCCCCCCAGCCATGAGGCGGGCGAGGTGTCGGACGGGGTGGTGCTGTGGGAATTCCAGCACGACGGGGCGACGGCATTCCAGATCACGGCCTTCACCAGTCCCACGCGGGTGGTCGCCACGGCCCTGGGCGTGCCGCCCTTCGTCACCGGGACGGCCACGCCCAACTGGAGCGATCAGGCGATCAGCTATGCCGAAGGGTTCCCGACGGCGCTGGTGGCGGTGCGTGAGGAGCGGCTGGCGCTGGCGGCGACCCCGAAACGGCCGGACGTGATCGAGTTTTCGCGGACGGCGGGATTTACCCCGGCCTTCGCCGATTTCAAGCCGGGGCTGGGCACCGGCCTGACGGTGGATGACGACGCCTGCCGGGTGCAGCTCGGCGATAACCGGGCGCGGATCGTCTGGATGATCGAGGGGATCGTCTTCGCGGTGGGCACGACCGACGCGGAATGGGTGGTGGCGGGAGCCACGATTGAGGACCCGATCAGCCCGGCGTCGGTGAAGGCGCGGCGCGTGTCGAGCCATGGATCGGCGGATGTGATGCCGCTCGTGGTGCAAGGGCCGCCGTCGCTGATCCTGCATGTGGCCAAGGGCGGCACCGTGGTGCGCGAGCTGACCCTGGGCGGCGGCGGGGATCAGGCGTCGGCCGGGCGCGACCTGTCGGTGCTGGGCCAGCATGTCTATGGGCGCGGCGTGGCGGGCTGGGCCTGGTCGCGGCCCGACAACAATATCTGGATGCAGCTCCGCGACGGCGGGCTGGCCTGCCTGACCTATCATGCGGAACACGGCGTGCTGGGCGTGCGCCGTCAGCCGATCGCGGGCGGGTTCGCGGTGGAAAGCCTGGCCACGGCCAGCGATCCGGACGGGCAGGACGTGTTGCATGTGGCGGCGGTGCGCTTCAAGGGCGGGGTGCCGCAGCGGGCGCACTTCACCCTGGCCCCGCGCCGGGACGGCATGTTCCTGGACTGCGCCGATTTCTATGAGGGCGCGCCCGCGACGGTGATTTCGGGCCTGGCGCATCTGGAGGGCGAGACGGTCAGCGTGCTCGCCGACGGCGCCCATGTGGCGGGCTTGATCGTGACCGGGGGCGCCATCACCCTGCCGGCGGCAGCGTCAAAGGTGTTTGTCGGGCTGGCCATGTTGCGGCGGTTCAAGACCCTGCCCTTCGATCCGGACCGGCAGGGCAACCCGCTGGCCAAGAAAAGCCGTCCCAGCCACGTCTATGTGGTGCTGGGGTGCGTTGAGGCGAAGATCCAGAGCCAGGCGCAGGACGAGCCGGACGAGCGCTATGTGCCGACGGAAGAGGTGATCCAGCGCCGGCCGGGCGACACCGTGCCGATCGTTCGCCGCAAGCGCGCCAAGGTGTTTCTGGGCGGCGGGGCGGACCGCGACGTCCGGGTGATCATCGAGACGGACAAGCCCTACGACCTGTCGATCTACGCGATCCGCCCGCTGTATGAGGCGGCGTGATGCGGTTGCGCGGATACCTCATGGGCGATGAGGCGCGGGTCAACGCCCGGGCGGATTTCGTGGCGGACTATCGCGCGGCGGGCGGCGTGTTGCCGGACGGGCCGAAAGTCAGCCTGCTGGACGACACCGGGGCGGTGCTGGGGGTGGCGGGCTTTAGCCGGATCGCGCCGCGCCAGTGGGGAGCCTGGGCCTATCTGGCGGAGATGGCGCCGCGCCAGTGGGTGCGCGCGGCCCGGCGGGCGCGGCTGGCGATCATCGGCGCGACGGGCCTGCTGGACGGAGGCTGCAGCATCTATGCGACCCCGGCGGACACCGATGCGGCGCAACGCCTGCTGGCCAGCATAGGGTTCCGACCCAGTGTGGACGACGCAGGTATCTGGAAATTTGAGGGAGCGGCCTGATGGTGGCGCCACTTGCTGCGGCGGCGATCGCCAGCGCGGGCCTGTCGGCCGTGGGAAAGATCCTGGGCGGGATCGGATCGAAGTCGGCCGCCAAGGCGCGCGCGGGGGCGCTGGAAACCAACGCCGGGATGGACCTGGCGGAAAGCGGCCTGGCCGCGCAGATGGGGCTGGAGCAGGACGAGCGGGTGGCCGCCAGTCTGGCGACGCAGGCGGCGGCCGGCGGCGGGGGCGGCCTGCGGGGATCGGCCCTGCGGGTGCTGAACGATCTGGGGCGGCAGAGCCTGCAGAAGGCCAGAAACACCGTCTATGGCGGCCAGACGGCGGCCTGGTCGCGGCGCAATGACGCGCAGGTGGCCCGCACCGAGGGACGCAACGCCCTGACCGGGGCGGTGATCGGGGCGGGCGCCTCGCTGATCGGCGGGGCGGCCAAGGCCTATGACATCAAGAACGGCGGCAGGGGATAATGGCCAGACTTCCGGACAGCCTTGATGTGGGCGCGCCGCGCGGGGCGCGGCTGAGCGGCGACACCGTGCGCCCGACCGACTTTGGCCTGGGCGATGTGGCGGGCGCGGTGGAACAGGTGGGCCAGGCGCTGGCCAACCGCGATGATCGGGATGCGGAGAAGGTGATCGCCGTACCGCAACGGGAGTTCGAGTTGAGGATGGCGGAAGAGGCCGCAGCCTATGACGGCGCCGAACCCGGGTGGGCGACCAAGGCGCTCGCCAGCTTCGACAACCATTTCACGGCAGTCAGCGAGGACACCACCTACTCGCAAGGGCTGCGTTTCGCGCTGCGCCGGAAGCTGGACGCCTACAAGGCCGACTTTGGCCGGCGGGCGCTGGGGGTAGAGGCCGGCAAGCGCGCCGGGATCGTGGCCGATCAGGAACGCGGCAAAACGCAGGGCAAGCTCTCGGAAGGTGAGATCGCCTTTGACGGCGATTTTCAGCCCCGACGGCAGGCGCGATACGATAGCTTCAACGGGGATGACCCGGAGTTCATGGCCGGAATAACGGCAGACTATGACGCAGCAGCCAAGGCGCAGTTGGATGCTGCGGAGCCCGCTGTGCGCCCCGCCCTGGAGGCCCGACTGAACGCCCGGAAAGTATCGGCGCTGGCCGAGGCAATGCAGTTTCAACAGACCACGCAGGCCAAGGTGGTTCAGGCCGCCACGGATCGGGGTGTCCAGGCGTTGGCCAACATGGTGTCAACGAACCCGACCAGCTACGCCGACGCGACAGGAACCCTTCAGGGGTTGGCCAGCCGTTTGCCGAGAGCCCTGCAGGGCCCCTTCGTACAGGAAGCCAAGGGAACGCTGGCGACTTACCGGGTGCTGGGATTGATCCAGCGGGGTGATTACCAGCAGGCCCAGCAGGAGCTGGCCGATGGTCGCTATGACGCAGTGCTGGACCCCGGCAAGAAGTCGGCGCTGATGGCGCGGGCCGATGCGGCCGAGCGGGGCGGCCCCAAGAGCCTTGAGGACTGGCGACGGGTGCATGAGGCCGAGGATGCGCTGGAAAGCGAAGTCCAGGCCCGGGCGCGGGGCGCCACGACAGGGATATCCCTGCAGGAAATTGCGGCAAGGCTGTCACCGCGTGAGCAGGCGTCGTGGGAGCAGCGGGCCAAACAGGCCGATGAGGTATTTGCGGCGACGGGCAATCTGCGCAGCCAGTCGACGGCGGATCTGCGCGCGCGGGCCAGTGCGCCGCCGCCGGACCCGACCGCGCCGGACTATGGCCGGAAGCAACAGGCCTGGGAGCTGGGCCGCAAGGCCGCCGCCGGGGAGCTGGCGGCGCGGGAGAAGGACCCGGCAGGCTGGGCGATGACGTCGGAAAAGCCCGGCGATGCGGGCGCCACGATCCAGACGGCGCTGAAGGGGTATCTGGAAGCCGATACGCCGGAAGCCCTGACGAAGGCGGCCGGGGTCTATGCGCGGTTCACCCTGGGGATGCAGCAACAGGCCGGGATCGCGCCGGCCGCGCAACGGGTGCTGCCCAAGGATCAGGCGGCGGACATGGTGAGCGCCTATGCGCGGGCGCCGGCGGCGGAGCGTCCGAAGGCGCTGGCCTCGCTGGCGGCGGTGTGGGCGGCCCTGCCGTCGCGGACAACCATGCAGGACGGCCGGGTGGTGTCGCCCCGGGCGATGGCGGCGCGGGAGCTGCGCGCGGCCGGACTGGGCGGGGCGGACATTTCGGCGCTGGTCGACCTGTCGGACAATCCCGGCAAGCTGGCGCTCTATGCCGAGGCGACGGGCAATCCGGCGGCCCTGACCAAGCTGACCGCCAAGGGGCAGGAGGCGACGCTGGATGGGCAGGTGGCGGCGCGGCTGGCGCCGTACTTTGCCACGGCCAATGCCGCGCCGGGGGCGGGCGAGCAGAACGCCGGACGGGTGGCGCGCGCCCAGATCATGGCCCGGCAACTGGTGCTGGTGAAGGGTCTGACCCTGGCGGAGGCGGCGAAGGAAGCCACGGCGGATCTTGTGGATGAGTATCGCTTTGTCGATACCTGGCGGATGCCGGTGGCGCGGACGTCGGCCAATCCGCCCAGTGTGGTGCGTCGCGGCGCGGCCATTGCGCTGGCGGACCTGATCGGCCGGGACGGGCAACTGCTGGCGACGGCGCCGGGCGTTGGCATGACCGACCCTGACCGGCGGCGCAAGTCGGCCGATATTGTCGAGAACAAGGGCCGCTGGGTGACGAGCGAGGACGACAGCGGCCTGACGCTGATGATCCCGACGCAGCGCGGCTGGACGCCCGCCCCGGACCTGCATGGCCGGGCGGTGCGGCTGAGCTGGGACCAGCTCGAACAGATCGGCCGGCGGGGACCGTCGGGCAAGGCGGGCGACTGGATGGCTCCGGCGCCGGCGGCGACAGCGCCGCGCACCGTGGCCCTGCCCAGGGCGCGGGCGGCGTTTACGGCGGCGATCGAGCATCAGGAGAGCCGGGGCAATCCGCAGGCGGTGAGCCCTGCCGGCGCGCTGGGTCTGCGCCAGCTCATGATCGGAACCGCCAAGTGGCAGGCCCGCATGGATGGCAACAAGGTGTTCGACGGCCGCAGCGATGCGGAGATCCGAACCCTGCTGCTGAGCAACCCGGCGCTGAACCGGCGGCTGAGCGACAATCACATTGAGTATCTGTCGAAACGCTACGATGGCAACGTGGGTCTGATGGCGGCGGCCTACAACGCCGGGCCGGGCGCGGTGGACGGATGGCTGAAAACCTATGGCGATCCGCGCCGGGGCCGGGTGAGCCTGGACGAGTGGGTGGCCGACATCCCGTTCAAGGAAACCCGGAACTATGTGCTGGAAGTGCTGCCGAGGGCGCTGAAAAACCTGCAGCGTAGCTGAATATGCAACGAAACGTCGCCCGGGCGAAAGTGAGCGCATGCCAAGCCTGCTGATTGATCCAGAAGTCGATGAGGCGGATGCCGCCGAAGCCCTGAGCGGGTCTTCGTCGGGCCTGCTGACGTTTGAAAGCCAGATGGGCCAGTTGACGGCGGCGGCCGGCGATGTGGCGCGCGGCTTCGGGCGCGGGCGCGGCGAGCTGCTGGATCCGGAGACGGCCAACCGGGACTATGGCGTCGAGGGGCAATTGACCTTCGAGCGCCCGACCTATGAGAACGATGCGGCGCGCAAGCAACATTCGGCGCAGCGCCGGGCGTTCCGCGACGATGTGATGAGCCGGTCCGAACTGGGGCCGCTGGGCAAGATGGGCGCGGCCCTGACCGGGGCGCTGTTTGATCCGGTGGGCCTGCCGCTGATGTTCGCCCCCGAACTGCTGGGCCTGCGCGGGACGCTGGAAGGCGGGGCGGTGTTCCGGGCGGGCAGCGTGCTGGGCAAGGCCGGGCGGGTGGCCAATGTCGGGCGCGGGGCGGTGATCGGCGGGATCGAGGGCGCGGCGGGCGGCGTGGTCTATGAGGCGGGGGCGTTCGCCCTGAGCAATGCCGATGATCCGGACTACACGGCGGGCGATGCGCTGAACAACGTGCTGCTGGGCACGGTGCTGGGCGGCGGGATCGGCGGGGTGCTGGGCGGCGTGTTCGGCGGGCGGGGCCAGCCGGCGGCGCTGGCGCGGATGGACGAGGACGCCCGGCTGGGGGCGGTGATGAGCGCGCTGGACGATGTGTCCGCCGACCGGCCGGTGAACGTGGCCGCGATCATCGAGAAGGAAGCGCCGCCGAAGGCCGCGCCCACGCCCGAACGGCTGGCGGCGCTGGACGAGGGCGGCGGCGGGCCACGGATCACGGCGCGCGAGCTGGAGGCTGATGTGGCGGTGACGTCGCGCGGCCGCGAGATCCCGGTGAAGTACGCCCTGGTGGAACTGGACGATCTGGTCACCAGCCACACCGATGACCTGGAGCGCAATGCGGCGTTCCCGGAAGCCCTGCAACCCCGCGACCGGACGCGGGCGGGGAGCCAGGCAGGCAACTTCCGGCTGGAAGCGGAGCTGAACCCGAAACGGCTGATGCGCGAGGCCGGGGCGGAAACCGGCGCGCCGTTGGTGGCGCCCGACGGCACGGTGGAAAGCGGGAACGGCCGGACGATTGCGCTGCGCCGGTCGGCGCGGACGGGCTCGGAGGCCTATGGCCGCTATCGTCAGGAACTGGCGGCGCAGGGGTTTGATACGACCGGCATGACCAACCCGGTGCTGGTGCGGATCCGCACAGGCCGGATGGACGGGGAGGCGCGGGCGGCGCTGGCCCGGGAAATGAACGCCGCGCCCACGGAAACCATGGGACCGTCCGAACAGGCGATGGCCGATGCGGCGGCGCTGGACGATGCGGTGCTGAGCCGGATCGACGGCACGGCGGCGGGCGAGCGCGCCTTCATGCAGGCCTTCGTGGCCAAGGTGGCGCCGGACCAGCAGAACGCCTTTGCAGCGGCGGACGGCGCCCTGAGCCAGCAGGGTCGCCAGCGGGCGGCGGCGGCGCTGGTGGCGCGGGCCTATGGCGATCCGCGCCTGGTGGAAGCCGTGTTCGAGACGGCGGACCCGAACATTCGCACCCTGGGGGCGGCGCTGAGCGAGGCGGCGCCCGGCTGGGCGAAGATGCGATCGCTGGCGGCGCGGGGCGAGATCCCGGCGGATCTGGACGTGACCGCGCAGCTCCGCGCGGCGGTGGACATGATCCGCCACGCGCGGGACCATAGAATTCCTGTGGATGAATGGATCGCCCAGCGGCTGGACCAGCAGGAGCTGTTCGGCGGGAATTCGGTGGATGTGGAAACCGAAGCCTTCCTGCGGCTGTTTTTCCGGGATGACACTTTCCGTCGGCACCGTTCTGCGGATAAGATCGCCTGGGCGCTGAAGGACTATGCGCGACAGGCGGGCGACGTGGCCCCCGGCCCGAACCTGTTTGGAGATACGCCCGATGGCGAAGCCCGCCTCATTCTCGATGGCCTCAACCGGAAATTCGCCGGAGACGAGCGGTTCCCCGCCGAAGCCGACCTCCTCGACCTCGCGCCAAAGCCCACGGAACCTGCTCGCATCGACCTTCGCCCGGATGCCGGCGACGGAGGCGGAGGCGGCGTACAACGCGGACCTGGCGAAGGCCCTGCGGGAGGGGTAGCGGAGGGCGGACGTCCCGACCCTACGACCCTGATTGATCCGGAACTGAAGGCCCTGGCGGACGAGGTGCTGGCCGATGCACCGTCGCTGGCCCCGCGCGATGATCCGGCGGTGATCGCCGAGGCGATCCGGGCGGCGGCGTTTTGTTTGAGGGAGGGGTAGGCATGGCCAAGCGTCCCTTCTGCGACGATTGGGGTTGTCCCTCCATGTGGACCTGTGCCCGCGCTTGGGGCCGAGCCGAAGCCTACTGGCGCTTCGACCCCGACCAAGACGCCCGCGAACGCATCTCCCTCTATGCAGGCCTGCGGAAGCCCGGCCACGAGGCCTGTGCCGATTGGGAACGGGACAAGCCGCGCCCTTGGCTGGCGGGGGCCTTTGAGCCGATGAACGGGGTCGGCATGACGCGCCCGGTGATCCCGCCTAACTTCAAGTTGGCGGCGGTCGAATGCGAAGGTGAAGCATGAAAGCCTGCCACGCCCCCATCCGCGCCGCGACGGGCGACGCCTTCTCCGACGCCGAGATTGACGACATCCTCGACCGGCTGGCGCGCAAGCACAAACGCGCCAAGGGCAAGGCTCCGACCGCCAGCGATGAACAGGCGTGGGCTGAGGCCGCCGCCGACCTGACGCGGGAGGAGGTGGAAACCGCCCTGCAGGCGCGCCGGCTGGAGCATTTCGCCAAGGCCGCGCGGGTGGCGCGTGAAGCCCGGATGGCCGCCATGACGGCGGGCGGGCTGGACGAGGCGCAGGCCCTGAAGGCCTACAATGTGGGATCGGACAAGCAGGCCGGGTTCTCCAGCGCCAGCGTGGACGCCGAGGGCCGGGCGCGGGCGGTGGCGGCGTGGGGCGACGTCGAGCGCGGTCTGGCGGCGCACGAGGGCCTGAGCGACCGGCTGGTGAACTTCTGGGGCGGCGGCGACGATGCGTTCGACCGCGACGTGGCGCGCGAGATGGCCCGGCTGAACGGGGCCGACATCGAGGCGACGGGGGATGCCGACGCGCTGGCGGCGGCGCGGGTGTTTGCCGCCGCGCTGGAGAAAAACCGTCAGGGGCTGAACGCCCAGGGCGCGTTTGTGGGCAAGCTGAAGGGGCGGATCGCGGCGCAGTCGCATGACCGCCTGAAGGTGTCGGGCGGGTTCTGGCGGGAGTTTCGCGAGGCGGGGATCGGTGCGCCGGCCAAGTGGGGCGAGGCGCGCCTGCAGGCGTCGCGCAAGGCGTTCCGGCAATGGCGGGACTATATCCGGCCACGGCTGGACCCGGCGACCTTTGACGGGATCGACGTTTCCGACGGGGCGCTGGCGGACGAGGCCGAGGCGCTGGCGAAGGCCGGGGTGATCGACGACGCGGCGGATCTGGAGGAGCGGTTCCTGTACCGCGCCTGGTGGAACATCGTCTCGGGCGCCCATGAGGTGCTGGGGGGCGCGCAGGATCTGGCGGAATTCCGCCCGCCGGCCGGCAAGGCCCGGGCGGTCAGCAAACACCGGGTGCTGCACTTCAAGGACCCCGACGCCTGGTCGGACTATCACGCCGAATATGGGCGGGGATCGCTCTACAGCGTGGTGATGGGCGAGCTGGAGCGCGGCGGCAAGAACGCCGCCCTGATGGCGCGCTGGGGCCCGTCGCCGGAAGCCGCCTTCGGGCGGACGATGGAGACGCTGGGATCGGCGGCGCGGGCGCGCGGCGACGCCGGGGCGGCGAACGCCCTGCAGAGCCGGTTGCGGCAGGCGGAGTTTGACGAGCTGACCGGGGAAACCAACCGGCCCGACAAACTGCGGCTGGCGCTGATCGGGCGCACGATCCGGACCTCGCAGGTGCTGTCCAAGCTGGGCGGCATGGTGCTGTCGGCGCTGTCGGACACGGCGCTGGCCAGTCAGGCCATGACCCGGGCGGGCGGCAATTTCGCGGGCGGCTATGGCGCGGCGCTGAAAGGCATTGCGCGGCTGCAGGACGCGGAGGGCAAGCGCGCGGCGGATCTGCTGGACGTGGGCTCACGCTCGGCGGCGGCGCATCTGATGGGCCGCTTCACGGCCACGGACGGGCCGTTGGGCTGGTCGGCCTGGGCGCAGCGGGTGTTCTATCGGGTGAACGGGTTCGAGGCCTGGTCGGACGGCCTGCGCCGGGGCGTCGGCGAAATGCTGTCCGCGCACTGGGGGCAGGAGGCGGCGTTCGGGTGGGATGGATTGCAGGCGGGCACGCGCGAGACGTTCGAGCGCTACGGCATTGACCGGGGCCTGTGGGATCTGGCGCGGACCGGGACCACGCCGCTGGAGGACGGGCGGACCTATTTCAGCCTGGAGGCCATCGACGGCCTGTCGGATGCGGACGTGCATCGCTGGGCAGGGCTGAAGGGCAAACAGGCCACGGCGGCGGCGGCGGCGCGGTTACGTGACGACATCAGGCTCAGGTTCCAGACCATGACCGGCGGCATTCTCGACGACGCCCTGACGGAGGCCCGGGCGCGGGAGCGGGTGGCGCTGGTTCAGGGCCTGAAGGCGGGCACGGTGTGGGGGGAGGCGGTGCGCAGCTTCACCCAGTTCTGGAGTTTTTCGGCGACGATCCTGGGGCGGCATGTGGCGCCGGCGGCGCGGGGGTTCGCGGGCCGCCAGCCGGTCGCCCTGCTGGCGCATCTGATCGTGGCCACGACCCTGCTGGGGGCGGCGTCGCTACAGGCCAAGCAACTGGTGAAGGGCCGCACGCCGCGCCCGCTGGACCGGCCCGAGACCTGGCTGGCGGCGCTTCTTCAAGGAGGGGGCCTTGGCGTGTACGGCGACTTTCTGTTTGGGGAATACGCGCGCAGCGGTATGCCGGCAACGATCAGCACGTTCGCGGGTCCGTCGGTGAGCGAGCTGGAGCGTCTGCGCTTGGTGGTGGGTGCGGCGGCGGGCACGCTGAACCCGCTGACCACGGATGAAAAGCGCGACGCCTCGAAGCAGGTGCTGGAGCAACAGGGGTTCCGGTTCATCAAGGACAACACCCCGTTCGCCAACATCTTCTACACCCGGCTGGCGCTGGATTATCTGGTGCTGTGGCGGCTGCAGGAGGCGATCTCGCCGGGGTATCTGGCGCGGTATGAGGCCAATGTGCGCGAGCGCGAGGGAAGTGATTTCCTGATCTCGCCGACGGAGGCGGTGCAGTAGGTCCCGGCTCGGCCGCCGCGCTTCGCGCTTTGTTGGCCGGGATGACGGGCTTTATGGCGTCCCCCTCCGGCGCTTCGCGCCACCTCCCCCTCCGGGGAAGGCGCTGAGCTTATCCACGGCTCGCGCCCGCGCGCGAGCATGGGCCTATGACCCTCGTCGTCGAATATCCGAGCAGCGCCTATACCGCGACCGGCGGACCGGGCGAGACGTTTGCGGCGGGGTTCTCGTTCGCCAGCGACAGCGAACTGCGGGTCAGCTACGCCGGGGTCTCCAAGACAGCAGGCGTCGACTATCTGGTGACAGGCGACCGGCTGGCGGGCGGGGCGCTGATCAATCCGGTGAGCGGCCTGGCGCCGGGCGCGGGCGTGGCGGTGCTGATCACGCGGGCGACGCCGAAGGACCAGCCCTATACGTTTGGCAACTCGGGCCAGTTGACCCCGGCCCAGGTGGGCGCGGCGTTTGATCGCGTCACGCGGATGATCCAGGAGCTGGGCCGCGACGTGGGCGCGGGCGGTGGCGGCGGCGGCGGCGGCGGGGGATCGAACCTCTGGGCCGACATCATCGGCAAGCCCTCGACCTATCCGCCGTCGGCCCACACCCATGACTGGACGACGGGCATTACCGGCAAGCCCACCCTGGGGGCGCTGGCGGCCAAGGATGCGGTGAACAACGCCGACTGGACCGGGACCGACCTGTCGGTGGCCAACGGCGGGACGGGGGCCTCGACGGCGGCGGCGGCGCGCACGGCGCTGGGGCTGGTGATCGGGACGGATGTGCAGGCGCACAGCGCCACCCTGGCGGCCATTGCGGCGGGTGGGACGCCGGGCGCGGGCAAGATCTTCGAGTTTACGTCGGCGACGACCGGCGCCTTCATTCCGACCCCGACGGGCGGCGGCGGCGGCGCCAACCGGCAACCGCTGTCGGCGTTCGGAGCGCTGGACGCGGGCGGGGTGAACACCACGGCCAATAATGCGGCGTTCGCGGCGGCCGAGGCCAGCGCGTTCGAGGATATCTGGGTTCCGGAAGGGGTCTACGCCACGACGCGCACCCGCCTGCAGCTCAACAAGAACTACGCCGGGCCGGGCGTGATCCTGTCGACGACCGACAGCGCGGGCCTGCCCGGCAACTTCGCCTCGATCGCGGCGGCGCCGACCCTGTGGCCCGCGCAGGGCCTGGCGGGATGGTTCCGCGGTCCGGGCGTGTTCGGCGAAGGCGAGTACAGGATCATCGGGCCGAACACCCGGGCCAAGGTGGACGCCCGCTACTACGAGAGCACGTTCATCCCGCACCATGCGTGGATGGACGTCAACGACGGCGGATCAGGATGCACGGCGCACCTGACCGTGGCCGCCTCGACCAGCTCAAATCTGGTGACGGTGGACGGGGCGGATGCGGCCTATCTCGTCGGGCGGCAGATCATCTTCACGTCAGGGTTCGGCGGGACGGTGCTGGACACCCGGACGGTGATCGCCGTCTCGGGGACTGCGCCGGCGGTGCTGACGCTGAACGCCAACCCCTCGGCCAATCACCCGGTGGGCACCTTCATCACGACCAGCACACGGACCTGGGCCGGACACACCTATGTCCGGATCAACGGCGCGGCAGAAGGGGATGTGTACGGTCACATCGTCCGCACCAACCAGAGCTACCAGAAAAAACCCGGACAGAAACACGTCTTCGAGACGTCGACCGTGGGGCAATACGGCGGGGACACCAACTATCTGTCGGGATCGGCGGGCGCCTACGGCACCAATCTGGAGTTCGCCAACTACGACCAGGGCAATGACGTGGCCAATATCGGCTACGTTTCCAGCCACGTCCGGGACAATGACACGGGCGCCATGGGGGCCATGTGGCTGGGCAGCTTCTTCAAGTCTGAAGGCGTCAAGCCCGGGGACGTCGCCCACGTGGTGGCCGGCAAGTGGCGTGCGGTGCTGGACAGCGTGCGCGCGGATCTGACGAATTTCGCGGCCGTCGGCGACAACGCCAATGTGCTGATCAATTCGGCCAAGGGCCATCGCTGGGTGATGAATTCCACGGCCTCGGTGAGCGGCCGGGGCGCAGGGACGGAATTCGGGGCGACGTTCGGCAATACCCTGGGCGACATGTTCATCGAGAGCGGCGCCGACGGGACCAGCGATTTCATCGCGCTCAGGTTCAATCGTGCGGCGCCGAACGACGGGCGCATCCGGCTGCGGCCGGAGGGCGTGCAGATCAACAAATCGATCACCTCGGGCGGCTCCCTGCTGACGGTCGGCGACATCGTTTGCGGCGCCGGCAGCGTGCTGGGCATGGGCGGATCGGGCTCGGGCGTCTGGATCACATATTTCGGCGGCCGCATTCAGGGCACCATCAACGGCGGCGCCAGCTACACAATTCTGGTCTGAGGACGAGACGATGAGTGAAGACGAACGCCCCTTTCGCCGCATCAGCCTGCCGCCCGCGCCGCCGGCCTATGTGCCGGTTCCCACAGACGCCAAGGAGGCCCTGTTGCTGGAACGCCTGCGCGAGAACGCGGCGGAAATGGCCCAGCGCCCCGAGTAATTCCCAAGATCAACCTGGAAGGACTGAAGACGATGAACGATGAATCAAGCCATCATCAACAACACTGGTACGACAGCGACGAACATTTCAGCACGCAGCTTGAAGCCCGCGTTGCCCAGAAGCTGGGCCGCGCCATGCTGGACGTCACGGGCGCGCAGATCCGGCTGGAGATGGCGCACGCCCGTTCGGCGGCGCAGGGCGAGCGGGTGAAGGCGATCGAGGCGGAGGTCGAGACCCTGAAAGGCATGGTGGACGCCCTGACCCCGGCGGCCACGACGCCGGAGGTTGCGCCGTCGCCGGTCAAGGGCCGCCGGCCATGATCCTGGAAACCGTGCTCGGCGGGCTGGGCGGCTATGCCGCCCGGCTGGCGCCGGAAGTCCTGAAGTTCTTTGACCGCAAGAACGAGCGCGGCCACGAGCTGGCCATGCTCAAAGGCCACTATGATCTTGACAAGCTGCATGCGGAGCAGGGGCTGGCGCTGGCCAAGGCGCAGGCGGAGCAGGCGCGCGAAACCGGCGACACCGACAAGCTGCTGGCGGCCTACGCCTCGATGGCGGTGAAGACCGGCATTGGCTGGATCGACGCGCTGAGCCAGATCATCCGGCCGGTGCTGACCATCTACTGGTGCATCGGGCTCTACACCTGGGCGCTGTGGGCGCAGTTTGACATCCTGACGCGCGGCGGCGTCACGGCCACGGCGGCGGTGCTGCAGCTCTGGGGCCCGGAAGAAAAGACCATCGTGGCCGGGATGATCGCGTTCTGGTTCGCCGACCGCACCCTGAAGACGCGCGGGCTGGGCACGTGAGTGTGATGGACGCGGCGATCGCGCTGGCCTTGCCGCTGGCGCGCCTGTTCGAGGGGTGGCGGCCAAGGCCGTACCTCTGCCCGGCGGGCGTGCCCACGCAGGGCTACGGGGCGACGGGCAAGGGCGTCTCGATGCGCAACGGACCCTGGAGCCTGGAGGCGGGCGAGGCGCGGCTGGCGGCCGACATGGCGGTCTATGCGCGCGGCGTGCTGGCCCTGTCGCCGAACCTGGCCAGGTGTCCGCCGGAGGTGCTGGGCTCGCTGGCGGACTTTGCGTTCAATCTCGGGGTGACCCGCTACAAGGCCTCGACCCTGCGCAAGCGGGTGGCCGACGAGAACTGGGACGCCGTGGCGCACGAGCTGGGCAAGTGGGTTCACGGCGGCGGGCGCAAGCTGCCCGGGCTGGTGAAGCGCCGGGCGGCGGAGGCGCGGATGATCCTGGGCGCCATGGCCCGGGACGCGGCGCGCCGGCCGGACCCGGCGATGAACGACGAGGCGGCCTTCCGGGGCCGGGTGGACGAGATCCTGCAGGGCGGCGGCGATGTGCGCGCGAACCTGCTGAAACTGTTGCAGGGGTAGGCGATGGCGGGACCGACATTGGGCGAGCGTGTGACGCGGCTGGAGGAGTGGCACACCAATCACGAAACCCATTGCGATGAACGCCAGCAGGCCATGGGCCGCGAGATCCGCGACCTGAAGGGCGGCGTCAATGGCCTGACGAAGGGCGCCTGGGGGATCGTCCTGGCCCTGCTGGCCTGGACGGCCGCGCAGCTCTGGGACGGGCTGAAGGCGGACGCTGGAAGCGGGGTGCAAAACGCGGTTGCATCGCAGCCGAAATAGGTCAGCGCGTTGGCGATTTCGCCGAGGGCGCGGCCGGAAAATTCAGCACCGCCCACTCTCCATGATCGGCCAGCGCGGCGGCGTCATAGGCGCGCGCAGCAGCCTCGGCTGTCGCAAAGACCCCAAGATTGCGCATCTTTCCGTCGCGGCGGTGACGAGCCTGCCACCCCGTAGGTGTGGCGCGCACGCCCCGAAATGGACTGGACGTTCGGGGCGCCCGGCGATTGATGTTGTTTTGCTGGACCGTGGCCACCCGGAGCTGTGAGCGCCGGTTATCAAGGGTGTCGCCATGCCGGTGATCAACGCGCAGGCCTGACGGATTGCCCATGATCTCGCGGTGCATCCATACGCGACGCTGGCCCCCGTCCTCGCGCCTGGCATTGCGCACGGCGCAGAAACCTGCGCCGTTGGAGGCCGGTATCGCGTACCACTTGTGCTGCGAAAGCCATCCGAAGTCCTCGTCAGAAACCTTGGCGAACAGGCCGCGTGACAAAGGGATCAGGCGCAT